GTGCCCCATTTCATGTCCGGCCAAATCTGATCAATGAAGATCAAGTTGTCCGCTTCATTCAATTGGAAATAGCCGGTCTGGAACGATGACAGCATTGCAGTCGTTTGCGTTCCGCTTGCGGCGTCATTGCCTACTTCGTGCTGATAAAGGTAATTGTCAGACCCAGCGCCAATGGGGGGTCCGAGAACTGACTGATCAATCCAAGCAGTGCGGCCAAGAGAACCAAAGTCCCACTGCTGGAGTACGGTGTTGTACTTGACATAGCTATCATTCTCCGTCGAGGACGCAGATGGGTAATACCAAGTGATTTCACTGAATTGCGAGTTCACGCCACAGCATACTTTATAAAAATATGCGGTATTGATGTTCTGGAATATCACATCAAAAATTGGGCATGGAATTGCTTGCGGTCCCGATCCCGTAGACATGAAGAATTGCTTTTGTGACATCCAGTAGACGCCGCCGTTAAGTTGCCCCACGCAATGGCGAGAAACTGCGCCGCAGTTTGAACCAATTTTGTTGAACCCGTAAACAAGCGGCGCACCCACATACTGCATTGCCCAAAGGTCGAGGTCGGTCCAAAGCAAACCTTGTTGAGGACCTTGAATGCCAGCGACAATTTTTGAACCGGTTGGGATGCGGTATGACCCCGCTTGGTTTGTCGGTGTTGCATTCCAACTCGTGAAGTCGCCGATGTCGCACCAGCGCACCAAAAGAGGATCGGGTGATAACGTGAATGATGAGCCATACGCCACAACTTGCCGCTCTGGCATCGCGACAAATGCGCCACTGTTAACAAGAGGGCCATTTCCGCCAACGATTTGGGCGTTTTGCAATTGACTGCTTGGCTGCCAATAATAAATCGCGCCGCCCGCCGGGCATGCAATCAAGTCTTGCCCGAAATTGTCGAGCGTCCAGTCAGTTGTCGTGATAGGCGTTCCGGCTACAGAAGGTTGCGTCGTCCCAACGCCAAAGCCGCCGACACCAAAGCCGCCAACGCCGAATCCTGTGCTAGTAGGCTGAGGTCCTTGAGCAACATAAAATGTGGCGTTGATGTTTCCGCTGTCGATATACACACTTGCGGTGCTTGTCGCGGTATTTTGAGCAGAGAACGTAAATACGCTGGATGATGAAACCGACAAAACCGTATAGAGGCCAGAAAGCGTCACACCGCCGACAGTTGTTGGGACACCAACATAAAATTGAGTTCCTGCGGTATACCCATGATTTGCAAATGTGCAGCTCACAACAGATGAGCCGCTTGCCGTCGTGAAGTAATACGACGCACCGGCATTTGACACGGTAGATGTCGCATTGCTCGCCGCTTGGATTGAATAGTTTGTCCCGTATTGAACCGTTCCAGCAACCGTTTGAGCGCCCGTTGCGGTGCTGGCAAATGAGACCGAGGTTGTCGAGGATGCCGTTACGACCCATGTTCCATTATATGCCGTAGGCGTGACACCCGACACAATGATGGTTGACCCCACAGGCGCTGCAGCGGCCACTGCGCCAAAGGTAATGGTCGCCGTCGTTCCTGTCCCGCTGGCCCCAGTTGTCGCAGCGGTGATTGCTACGGTTGCCGTGTATAATGGATACGGACCCGTAAGCACAATTCCGCCAATGGTGACGGGAGTGACATAATTCACGTAATCAAGCGTTGAGCCGATTAAGCCATAATCAATCACTTGGATAATATTTGACCCGCTTGTTGTTGAGAAATTGGGGCTTGAATTTGTTGTCGTGATTTGCGGAGTGATATTGACCAAATTGTTGTTCGTCAGAACATTCAAAGAAGATTCAGCGCCAATTCCAAGATGGTTAATAGCATTAAGATCAGCCCATCCTTTAAGAGCGCGGATTTTTGACGACAAAGCAGATTGATAATACGCAACCCAGCCACCTAACTTTTGGGCCAGGCCCAACTGTGAACGGTCGTAAATAAACCGTATCAAATTTGATACAGAATAGTTTGCTTGATTGACCGCCAACGTCGCAGTGGTATCGACGCCAGGCTGAAGTTTGACCATATTATGCGGCATGGATTACCTCGTCGGTGTCGCCGCCGGAGCGGGCGAGTATGAGGTCCACGCAGCCGCTTCAAATTTCTTGCGGTTTTCTTCAATCAATGCGCTTGCTTTCAGAGCCTGATACTGGCCTTCATATGATTGAGCCATTTGAGGATCATCGTTCATGCGGCCAAAGTTGCGCTGATAGGCCGAGATATAAATCATCGACGCCATGATGAAGAGATCAGGCAAGAAGGTCGAGATATATGTCGACGGATTTGACGCCGAGAGTGGCGCGGAGCGGATCGTCCCAGTGAGGCGGGCAATGTAGGCGAGATTGGGCGTTGGTCCCACAATGATGTTTTGGGACGTGTAACCAGCCGTTGCGGCGTCGCCCCCATAGACAGCAAAGTATTGAGGGGCGCCGGTCGTCGAGTTGCCACCGTAGACGTTCTGAATGAACTCTTTCGGCACCGGCAGAAGAGGTGTGCTGTTGCCCGATGAATCCAATGCCTCAATGGTCTGAAGCGTGACGTAGGCCGACGTCGGGATCGTCAGAGTGTTATTGCCAATTGTGAACGAGTATGACGTGTTTTGCGTTTGGGTAGACAGAAAGTCCAAATCCCTCTGCATCCGCAGTTCGGCGTAGTCGATCATCGACGGGATGATGATCGTGAAATTGGGGTCGGTGACCGGCACCACGGCCATCGTGGCGATCTGCTGGACGTAGGTGGAATAAGTCAGTGACATGGTTACCCTACCATCTTGAACGCTTCGGTCTCGACCTCAAGAACCCGACGCGACCACCCCGCGCCAAACATACTATAGGTTGGAAGGCTTTGCAAAAAGGCTAATCGGGCGTCGCAGACTTGCGTTGCAACATCGCGAGGGTTTGCCGTTTCAAGAGCAGCAAGCGTGGCGGGGCCGATTTGTCCGTCTGCTGCCACATTGAGTACCTGCTGAAGGGTTTTGGCGGCCCGCGACGGCCCCGAATTGATGGCAAAATCAAAGACCGCATAGTCCACTCCGTATGGCAGATCGTCGCCCTTAATCGGGTTCCAATACTTTGCCCTGTAAAGCGGCATGACGTCGGCGGGCGTCAGCGCCCTAATGTCGTCCTTGGTCACAGGATGACCAACCCATGCCTCCCAAGTGTCCTTGGTGCAGCCGAGATTGGTCGCGCCGCCTGGATCGTGCGGGTTGTCGACATAGCCACCTTCATTCCGCAGAACGAGGGCAAAGCACTGTTCAAAATTATTTTCCATTGCCGAGAGCCGCCGTCAAAGCATCCGTCTTCTGCTTGGAACCAGCCGAAGACCCAAAATAGAACCCCATCACGCTTGTCCATGCCGTGCCGAGCGTTCCGATCAGCATCAAAAGCGCTTCGCCTCCGGTCGGTGGCAGGCCATAATGCAAAATGTAACCCACGATGCCAAAGAACCCGAGCGTGACACCAACCGCAAGGACGCGCGGAATCCAGTCGCGCGTTTGAATTTCCATGTTGCGGGCCGAATCGCGATCAGCCTCAGAGATGCGCTCAAGATCGATGTCGAGCGACTTCATTTGAACCTTGAAGTCGGCGTCGATCTTTTTAAGCGCGGCAAGCTGATCGCCGTTAGGATTGGCAAGAGCGGCCATAATGTCGTCTTCGGAAGCGTTCTCGTGGCCGAACAAAGCGCCCGAGATAGCCCTGACAGCCATGCCAGCGACAGGGCCGCCGAGCGCGGTCGCAATAGTTGGTGCGATTGACCCAATAAGTGGGCCGAATGATTTCAAAAGGTCCATTTTGATCCCCTATTAGTGCGTTAATGACAACCAGATGCCGAGGCCAGCCATGGCCGCCAGAAGGCCGCCCACAATGCTCGACACCATGATCACGTCGCGACGGGTTTCCATCGCTTGTTCATACTCTTCCTTAGCCTGTCGCGCGGCTTCTTTCCGCAACTCAATAACCTTGCGCTGAACATTGTCCCACGCCGCGACACCGTGCATGGCGACAAACATATTCTTTGCCTCTGCCGCCATTTGTTTGGCCTTGTCTTTGGCAGCATAGAGCTTCATCGCCTGCGCTTCAAACTCAGCCTGCGACTGAAACACCTTCTTCTTGCGCGGCATTGACACAAGCTGAACGACTTTGGCGACTTCGGACATAAGGCTACCAACTCGATGCGCGGTATCAACGACGTCCTCGCCCGCACTGACGGCAGACTTCAGCCCGTTGTAGATAGCAGTGGCACCAGCCAATACGGTAAACGGGTCCATTAGTCACCTACCCAGAATGGTGGATTTTGCGGTTGAATCGGTGCCGGAGACAAAGCGGCAATCTGCGCCGCAATCTGTGCCTCAACGCCAGGGACGCTGATTAAAGAGGCCACCCAGCTCGCCGCCATCTCCTGCGTGATGTCTTGATACGGTATGAACTCGGCAGGATTAGGGCTGCCAAGTTTAACCGTACCGGATGCAGATGACGTATTCGTGCCGTCCGTGCCGGTGCATACCCAATTGATGCCGACGACGACGTTCTGCAACGTGCCTTCTTGCGGTTTTACGATGAATTGCGGGTATGTCCAAGTGAATTGCATGGCTTACGCGTACTGGGTTTGAGCTGCCAAGACGGTATAGGATGCGGAACCTGTCTTGATGATTGTGTAGGTGTAGACATCGATCCCACTGGCATTGCCGGATACCGGTGCCGAACCACCTTGCCACTTCGGAGTGACGGTCGTTGAGTCGATCTGGAATGTTGTCTCGTAATATGGCGTTGATCCCTGCGCTGCCAAGAAGGCAATCGTGACAACTTGACCGGTCGAGACAACCGAGTTGAACGTATTGGAGCCATTGCCGCGCACATTGATTGTGAAGTTGCCGGTCGCGCTCGCCGAATAAAACAAGATCGATTGCGTCAACACGTCAAAATTGATCGTGCTTGATGCGCCAGAGCCCACAATCGTGACCGGCTCGGCAGCGTTTTGCAAAACGGCAGCGAGCGTGGACGATGAACCGCTCAAGGTCGCAGTCGCGTTAAAGGCCGATGTGCCATTGAACGTCGATGCGCCGCCGACCGAAAGCGTTCCTGTCAGAGCCAAACTGGTGAGCGAGTTGAGCAACCCATTGTCAGCGGGATAAATGCCCGAGCCATCCGAATACAAAAAGACGCTGTATCCTTGCGGCGCGACGACGGAGTTTGCGCCACCGGCTGACGCAATTGTTACCGTGTAAGCACCGGATGTTGCGTTGGTGAAAATCCAGAACCCGCCAATGGCGGGGACGGTCACGATGATGTTGGCCGAGATCGCGCCGGTGAATTTAATCCGCATGGCTTGCGTATTGCCGCCACCCGACGATGACGGGCTGGTCAGCGTGACGTTTGCATTGGTCAAGGCGATTGATGTCGTATTGCCAAAGATCGCATCCAAGATGGTTGCGTTGTTGTTCAATGGCTGATCCCACGTCGGTGACGTGCTGTTATAGGCGGGTTCGTTCAGCGCCAAATTTGTCGTCGTAGCCATGATCAGTAATCCTGTGTGTTCGTTGCGGGGTAGGCGCGACCCTTACCCCAGAGAATACGCACTGCGCCGCCACCGCCTGTCGTGTTAGCGTTTAACCCGGAACCGGCTCCGCCACCATAAGCGCCGCCAGAACCTTGCGTTCCGTCACCACCCGCGCCGCCGTTTTGTCCGCCCGAGCCGCCGCCACCTGCGCCACCGGCAGCACCGTTTGACCCTTGGCCCAAGATGCCGACACCGCCACCACCAGCGCCACCAGCATCCGAACCCCCGGCAGACCCGCCACCGCCGCCACCGCCTGAACCGGGCGTTGAATAACCAATACCGCCATTGCCGCCATTGCCGGTGTAGCCACCCGCGCCGCCACCTGATGCCGGTGAGCTGGGCTGACCGTTTGCGGACGCTTGACCGCCATTGCCGCCGCCGTCGCCTGTGTATGTGCCGCCAGCGTTGTAAGCGTTTCCGCCGCCCTTGCCGCCAAAACCGCACACAGTTGACGTGTTGATGAAATAACTGTTTCCGCCGTCACCGCCTGTGCCACCGGCCCCTACAACGACGGTGTAAGACTGCCCCGGAACGACGCGAATATTGTTTTTCCAGCCAAGACCGCCGCCGCCACCGGCATAGTATCCGGGAAGATTGCAACTACCGCCACCGCCGACCGCG